CCTAAATGAAGGCAAGCCTCCGAAGACGTTGACTCAAGCCGTTCTTCCCTATAAAAAAGATGACTTAGAGCCAGCAATATCCGAAGATACTATAAATTATCACTATGGTAAATTGTACAAGGGCTACGTTGACCGTTTCAACAACGGAGAAGGCGATGCGGACTTTAACGAAGCAGGTGCGTTTTTACACCATATTTTGTTTACGCAATATCAAGCACCTGTAGCATCAAATCATCCCACAAATATTGCTGAAAATTTTATTAACAAATATTTCAAAAGTTTTGATCAGTTTAAAGACGCCTTTGAAAAAGAAGCGATGAAAATACAAGGTAGTGGCTGGGCATATCTAGCTCGTGATGGCAAAATAAAAACTATTAAAAATCACGAAATTAAAATGGATATTGTACTACTCATAGACTGGTGGGAGCATTCATTCGTGATAGACTACCTTGCCGATAAAAAATCATATCTTAACAATCAATGGAAGATTATTAACTGGAATGTGATCAGCTCTAGAGTTGGAAGATTAAGCTAAAGTCTATATAACAATAAATATTATTATGAGAATCTGGGAAATAATTAAAGAAGCGGAAAAGCCAATAAATGATCCAAAGTTTGTTGGATTTATGAACAATACATTGGGTAATCGTATAGATGCTCCGGCTCCTGCACCTGATCCAGATATGGTTAAAATGGGTGGCAGTGTAGCAGAACTAGATAACCCTCATTTCCAATTCCGCCAAGCCATTAACTTTGGTATAAAACTGTTTAAGAATTTTACTCCAGAACAGAAATTAAAGCTGGCTAAAAAAGGGCAAGATGCTGTAGAAGAATATATCTACGACATGGCTGTAAAGCACAATATGTTAATGGATTATAACGCAGATGATGCTGCCAATAAAGACAAATTCGCAGAAGAAGATATCGCAGAATGCCAGGGATACTTACCTGAAATATTCCACGATCCTGCTATTGACAGTTGGCTAATGGTATTAACAGATGGGAAACCTATCGCAGAGCCTCGTAAACGAAAACCAAAAGATTTAGGTCCATTTACTGTCAAACTTAATCAATATACCGACTCGCATGACGATAACGGTAAGGTTATAGGTAGTGGTATGAGCAGTAGAACCTGGAAGCCTGTTAAACAATTCCAAACTAGACCTGAAGCAGAAGCCTACGCAAAACAGCTAATTGCCAAGTACCCAACACATTTTATCGGTGTTACCAACGGTGCTGATACCTACAATTTTAATCCTACTATTATACACCAACCACCCGATACGAGAAGTTAAAGTTGGTCTAACGTCTTAAGACTGCTAGCGGGCATACTCCACACCTTACGTGCTTCAACACCTTTCATCTGGGCAAACTTTTTAGCATCGCAATTACCGCAAACATGGTAGACATTATTGTTTAATCGTTTAGGATCCATTGATCCTTTATCACGAGTAAACACTTCTTGACAACAATCACACCTAAACACAACAACTTGTTTTTCACGTACATAAGTGTGCGTAAGGCCACGGTTGCTAGTACGTACATGATGGTTCTGTCTAGTTTCTATTCTAATATACATACTTGTATTTACATTAAGGTTATAAAATGCTTTGATAAATATCATATAGAGGGCTAACATGATCACCATTTCCGAGTCAGCAAAAGCAAAAATCAAGGACTTACTTCTTGAAGAAAACAACCCTAATCTAGTATTACGTACATTTGTCCAGGGTGGAGGCTGTAGCGGTTTCAGTTACGGTTTTACCTTTGATGAAATACAAAACGAAGACGATTTTGAAATCCCCTTAGACGAATTTAAAGTGCTTGTAGACAGTATGAGTATGCAATATCTACAAGGTGCTGAAATAGATTATAAAGAAGATGTAATGGGTAGTAGCTTTAGTATAAAGAACCCTAACGCTCAAACAACGTGCGGCTGCGGCAGTAGCTTTGGAGTATAAGAAAAAATGACACAAAAAGTAATTAATATTGGTATACAGGGCAATGATGGCACAGGTGATAGTATCCGTGAATCATTTAATAAAGTTAATCAAAACTTTAACGAACTCTACGCTGTTTTTGGGCTTGGTGGCACATTACAACTAACTTCATTAGGTGACTGGACCAAGACAGACGGAATACCTAATACCTATACTGCTAATCAAATTATTGCAGCTAATAATACAGATGGCACAACGATCGGTCCTAGAACACTGACAAGTAGTAACGGTACTGTGGTCATTACTCATACCAGCGGTACTATAGATTTTGCTACACCTACAAGTAAATTAGTCGGTGATGCTACCCCAACACTTAGCGCAAATATCAATGCGTCAGGTTATACAATTGGCAATTTGCCAGACCCTTCAAGTAGCTTAGTAACAGCATTTAATACCTTATACAGTGGCGCACCTACAACAATAGGAAAAATGCCTGTTACAGTTAACTATGGTAATTTAAACTATGTTGTCGGTACTGCTAGTAACATTACTGCTGGTACTACAAATACTCCGGCATCTGTTGGCACATATACTGTCAGTGCGGCAATTAAATCTCGTACTCAACCTTTAATTCCACAGTCATCAGATTCAGATTATGATGCGACTTTAACTGGTAACTATCTATCTACAGAAGTAATGCAACGTAAAGATGTTGTATACCGCGGTGGCGATTCAATGAGTGGTGTGTTGAATCTCAGCGATCACCCTGCGCCTTTAGCTGGATACGGCAAATTAAATGGTCAAGACGATCTACAAGCCGCTACAAAATTTTATGTAGACAACAGCTCATACGCAAGCAGTGTAAACTTATATGTTTCAACAACCAGTGGTGATGATACACAACTTAAATCTCCAACTGGTAAAGAAGGTCGCAGTTGGGCATATGCTTATAAGACTATCGGCGCAGCCGCATTACAAGCACAAACACTAACAGAACTATCACAAGTCGAACCTGGTCCATATCGTCAAACAATCACCTGGACCACAAATGGCATTCAGACAAAATCCACCATTAGCGGTATTTCATTAAATGGCGGAAACAGTACTAATCAAGCATATTTAGATGCTTCGAGTTTATTAGAAGCCAACAGAACATTTATACAATCAGAAGTTGTAGCATATATTAACAAGAAATATGTTAATAGCTTTTCACAATCTACCTATGGTAATATTATTAGTAATATTGTCACTGGTGTTGCTTATGACCTTATTTTAGGAACAAATTTTAATAGTATTACACAAATTACTAATTTATTTGATCAGTCTCCTACAAATCAAAACATTGTTGCTAATCAACTAGCACAGATTACTGATGCTATAAATCAAATACAAACACAGATTTTATCGTATTCGTTCAGCACAACAAAATTACAACAATACATCGCTCAAGTTATTAATGCTGTGTCTTATGACCTAGCATTAGGTTCAAACTATCAAAGTATTCAAGCAGGCTTAAACTTCTATCATTATGGTATTGGCATTAGCAGTACTGAAATGGTTTATGCCTTGAACCAACTTGAAACAAGAATATTAGGTTTAAGTAACGTATCAAATGTTTCAACTGCTGTTAGTTCAATTACTTCAAATTTTTCATTAATTAAAACTCTAGTGCTAGGTAATAACAGCGATTACCTAACTAGCAAACTAGTGTTGCCTCCAACAAGCGCAACTACTAATGAACAAATTGGTATTATGACATTGCTATTGAATAACATTGAATTTATTCAAGCAGAAATTACATCATATATTACTGTTAACTATCCTAATCTAGTTTACAATCGCACAACATCAAAACGAGATACCAAAGACATCATTTGGAGTTTAGTATATGATGTAATGTACGGTGGTAACCAACAAAGTATCTATGCCGGTATGCAATATTGGGAGTATGGATACGGTGACACACTAAGTTTAAATTCTAATGAGAAGTCAGCTTGTATTGATGCTATTGTTTATTTAAAAACATTGGTAGGAAATATTATTACCAATACCCTGTTAGGTACAGGTGGTACTATCCTTTATCAACAAACAATCGTACAATATACTAACGCAACACTAACTAGCGCAACTAACGGTGATACACTATACAATTCTGTTATTGCTAACATTACAGAGATTCAAACTTTATTAAGTGCAGCATCTGAGCCAACATACCCAACTGCTACTGCTCCGACTTTAACATACACTAATTCAGCATTACAGTTAGCTAGAACTACAATACTAACACAGTCGTCAACCTATCAGGCAGCGGCGATTACTGATATTAATAATCAATATTCTGTAATCAATGATTCAAATGTTACAACACAAATCAATTCATTGTTTGCTACAATGAACCAGTTGTTGACTTATGGTATTGCTAACAGTACATATCCTCGCCCAGTGCCAACTTTGGCCAGCAACCCAAGTGGAGCTATTCCAGGTTTCACTGCCGCGGCAGCCGCACTGATGGCAAACTTAGATTTTATTGCTGAAGATACATATCTATATATTTTAAATAACCATGTTGGTTTTACACCAGCCGCTGGTGTTACACAATTTAAAAACAGTATCAAATATCTTGTAGAAGCGATTGCCTACGACATTACATATACAACAAGCACTACCGCAACTAACTTAGCAACAGCGGCAGCGGCTAACGAAATCATGTTGAACTTTGTAAGCGGCAGTAATGAAAACACATTAACAGCGGCCGCATTAACAACACGTATGTCTCAGACTGTTGCGTTTGTAGCATCTAATAGCGCAGTAACATATCAATCTGGTCATACTTTCAATCAAACATTTAATAGCGCATTTATTCCAGGTAGTGCGGCCTACACAACAATTGAAAACTTTTTATTCACTGCTACCATTGATCCTATATTAACTAATATATCACCTGGCTCAATAGTTGCTCCAAGTTTATCAACTTATACAACTGTAGAATTTTATCCTGCGTATCAAACAATTAGCAATAATAGTTCTGTAATTAGCAATAACATTATTAACTATGTTAATTCAACATACAAAGGAAACTATACTTATAACCAAGCCCTATGTTACAGAGATGTCGGAATTATTATTGACGCATTAACAATCGACCTGTTAGTAGGTGGTAATTATCAATCAGTGAATGCTGGTAAATCTTTCTTTAAAAATGCTTCAGCATTACGAACATTTACAACTACACCATCATTGGATGGATTGTTATTTGCTCAAAAGATCGCAATACAAATATTAAATCAAGTACCTGCCTTAAGATATCAAACTGCTGTAACACAAAGCACCTATGATGGAACTAAGACAGATGCTAGTTCTGTTGTTAGTACCTTCCAAGCTAATTTTGCTACTATACTTGGTATTGTTCAAAATGGTTACGGTAGTGTGTCTAGTAACTCAATTAATTACGGATCTGGTTTATACACTATTCAATTTACCAACGGTGGTCGAGGTTATGTTGACCAAGGCACACCGGGAGATGTACACATACTTCCTGGACAAATCATCATTGGTGGTACTAGTGGCGCAACTGGTATTATTGTAAATTACTTCCCTGGTACTCTTAACAATTATGACACTGTTGTTGTTCAATTGACACAACCGGGATTCTTTGTATCAGGCGAAACACTAGACTACGGTTCAATAGTATCAAATCTAAATACAACCATTTGGGTTGAAAGTGGTATTTACTACGAAGATTTCCCAATTAAATTACCTGCTAATACTACACTTGCTGGTGATGATTTCCGTCGTACAATTATTCGTCCATTAGATCGTATATCACAAAGTCCATGGCGTAGCACATTCTTTTATCGAGATGCTGTATTTGATGGAATACAAACCGGACAAATCAATTATCCATCTTTGAACCGCGGCGGTGTTGACTATGCTACTGCTACTACGCTGGCCTTAAGTGCTAGTATTGGTAATATTACAGCTACGCTAGGATCTGGATCTGCTCCTATATCTTGGATTGGATTGATTCTAACTGACCAAATTAGTGATACAGGCACTGCTGGTAAGGCCGTAATTACTAGTGTGAGTGGTAATGTACTATATCTAACAGTAATATATCCATTCTCAAGTATTGAAGTAAATCCAAATGTCTTAGCATCAGGTGCTTGGCATCTATACGGAACACTTCCATATGGTCGTCACTACTTAACAGATCCTCAAGATCCATATTCAACTCCTAAAAATAATAAAGAGATGGATGTATTTTTATGTAACGATGCTGTACGTGTTAGATTAGTTACTTGTCAAGGCCATGGCGGCTTTATGATGGTTCTTGATCCAGAAGGACAAATCTTAACTAAATCTCCATATGCTCAAGAATCAGGAAGTTTCTCTGGTAGCATTAATCAACCTCGTTTCGCTGGTGGACAATTAATCGACGGATTCTCAGGAAGACTATCTGGTACTATTACTGCCATTGGCACTGTTAATGGTGTACCTGGAACTAGTTTAACCTTTACTGGTACTCAGAATACTGGTCTTGATGTTCGCGCACCACAAGTGCCTTGCTCATTCTTTATTCAAGGTCAACGCTATCAAATCAACTATGTAACTAATTACACCCAAGCAGTTCAACAAACTACAGCGACATATGTAAGTGGCGGTGCTAGCGGCACTAATACTATTGTGTTGAGTTCAGCAGTTGGAATTGTAGCTGGTCAATTAGTTACAGGTAATGGCATACCAGCATATACATACGTTGCTCCATCATGGAATGGTACGACTACCGTTACTTTAACTGCTAAACTTAATGCTCAGGCTAGTGGCACATATACATTTGCTCTACCACAAGTAACAGTAACACTAGACAGTTCAACACCATTCTACCCAGTTAATGCGTTTGGTGGTAGCTATACAACATTCAAAACAGAATTGAATACTGTCATCGATGCTATCAACTATGATATGGTATTAGGCAGTAATTACCAATCGGTTAAGAAAGGTTTAGATTATATTCTAAATCCAAACTATATTACTACTGGTCTAGCTTTATCATTAAAAGAGCAAGCCTATAATCAGCTTAATACATCTATTAGTGCGTTGTCAGTTGACAGTACTGGTCAAACAGCAATCAAGAGTAAGATATCAACTATCTTAACTATGATGATTAACGGGTTAGCTTCTACACCTACTATTGTGTGGCCTGCTCCAACTGCTAACGGAACCTATATTGGTACCACAGCTCAAACAAACGCAAAAAATAATTTACAAATTAACAAAGCATATGTCCAGCAAGAAATTACAGCATGGATTAACAACAATTACACAGTTAGCGCATTAGGCGATTACAGTGCTATTAAATCTCAAAGAGATATTGGTTTGTTTATCGATGCTATTACCTATGACATACTATACAATAACACGTCAAACAACAGTAACAGCCAAACATATGACTTAGCTAAGACTTTATGGTATCAAGGTTCAAGCACACTAGGCGGAGCATTAAATGTTTGTTTAGCCGCATTTGAATATCTAAGTACAATACTTCAAAAGATCGTTGTGTTAACTCCAGTGAGTTCAACTCCTGGTAATAATTTAATACAGGATACTACAACTTATTCTGCTGCCGGTGTAGCTGAACAAACTAGAATTGCCAATTTAATCAGTATAATCATCGATTATGCCGCTGACGGCGCATTCAATGATACATTCCAAGCAACTACTACATCTAGCAGTAACGTGTTAACTAATGTATCTTGGAATCCATATTTAACTACAGGTGTTACAATTACAGGTACTGGTATTCCAACTGGTACTACTGTTACTAACATTTCTTCTTATGTAACAAATGTTGGAGGTAGTATTACTATCAGCAACAACGCTACTGCGACAACACCATTAAGTGGAGGTAGTAATCTTGGCGGTACAACTATTACCATAGTCGCTGGTGCGTCTATTACTAGAAATCTGCCGACTGTTACCGGTCAAGCTAGTACAGCACTTGTAACTGACTTTAACAACATTGCGGCTGCTAAAACATCTATTATTGGTAGCGAAAGTGGCAGTGGTAGTGGTATAGTTGGTTTTGTAATGACCGGTGGAAACTTGAATGTAAACATCGAACAAGGTGGTAACCGTTCAATGTTAGCCAATGACTTTACACAGGTTAACGATTTAGGCTATGGTGTAGTTGCCGCTAATAAAGGTTTAACAGAACAAGTATCAACATTTACCTACTATAACCATACTGGTTACTGGGCATTAAATGGCGGACAAATTCGTTCAATCGCTGGTTCAAATACCAACGGTGATTACGGTCTGCGTTCTACAGGGTATGACTTAACTGAGTTACCAAACTCTGTTAAATTAGTAAACGATCAATTGCAAACTGCTAGGGTATATAAACAGGCTACTACAGCTTCAGCAATGAATCCAACTCCCACTGTACCTGCTCTGAATGTTTGGATTATTGGTTACAAATATATCCCGCACAATAATTCAGAATTAGAAATTGATCATACACTACAAGGCGGTAGTGTTACCCGTTACTTTGTAGCCAGTGTACAACATGCTGGTATTCAAATTAATGGACAAGACGTATTAGAATTAAACTTTAGTACCGCTGGTACAGGTGGAACATCAACAAGTGGTTTACAATATCCGTTGTATGATGGACAGCTTGTTACTATCCGTTCACTACAAAGTCAAAAAATTACAAATATTTCTAACATAAATCCAACACGACCAAGTACTGCTTTACAGTATATAAATGATTTATCATCAGTATATAGAATTATCAGTTATGGTCAAACTGAATCAACTGGCGAGAATTTAATTACTACACAATTTGGTGCTAATGCTACATTTGTAAGCGGAAGTCCTGTTAGTGCTGTTATTACTGTAAGCCTTACATCGGGAACTATTGCTGTAGGACAACTAGTTTCAGGTGGTGGATTTAACGGAACATTTACAGTATATGCTGTTTCAAATGTATCAGGAAGTACCTATGCGATTACATTAAGTAGTCCACCAAGCCTACAACCTAATACTGGTGAAACAATATTGTTCCAATATCAACAGGCTAATACTGCTATTGTTACCACAGATTCTTCATATAGTTATTTCCAATTTTCATCAGATCCAAATAGCATTGACTGTGCTGATCCAACTCCTTACTCAACCGGTTATGCTAGCGGTACAGTAGTAAGTGGAGCAACTAATAGTTATATTCTAACAGTAAGTGGTGTAACAGGAACCATTGCTATAGGAATGACAGTTGGCGGTTTAGGATTTAGTACCGGTGGTAATATAGTAACAAACGTTACTGGATCAGGAACATTTACAGTAACATTAAGTGCCTACCCAACAATCACTCCAGTAGGTCCTGTATATTTCTCTACAGCAACACAAGGTAGTCAGATCGGTGATAACAAGATTGCTGTCATTGCGATTGCGCAAGCTCAGACTATATCACAGGTTAATACTGGACAATACATTACTACATGGAATGGCAGAACACATAGAATCATTGGTTACACTGCTCCGGTATTCCCAGCAACTTCACAGTATGTAAGTGGAGGTTTAGCAACTACTACTATGGTCGTTAACTCAGTAGCAGGTACTATTACAACAGGAATGATTGTACAGGGTACAGGCTTTACTACACAAACTGTTGTAAGTGTTACAGCAAATACTCCAAGTGCTGGACAATATACTGTTGTTCTAAGTACTATCGCAGGTACACAACCAGCAGGAACTATAACATTTGGTACAGCGTCAAATGCCTACTTAACAATTGATCCTAATCCAATATATAACCTTGCTGCCAATAAGATTGCTCCGGCAGCATTATCATTTGCTGGAATAGTAACAGCTGAATCAGCTACTAAGAATGAATTTGTAACATACAATGTTCCAAATACACAAACAGCTCTTAGCCCAACTCCTGCTTTACCTCCAGTTGATAGTTGGATTACTATTAGTGGACAAGCAACATCAGCATACAATGGTACTGTTCAAGTGGTGGGGGCCACATCAACTACTACGTTGACAGTAGCAAGTACTATTGGTTTAAGTGTAGGCATGATAGTATCTAGTTCTACAAGTAATGCTATTGTTCCTCCATATTGTTTAGTTCAATCAGTATCAACAGACGGTGTTACATTTACAGTAAGTCCAGCAGTATGGTTACCAACTGGTGCTTCAATCTCAGCACAGTTTTCAACAACTGTACAAAGTATTACCATTAATGGTCTTGGAGGTTCAGGTGAATACTTATCTGCTCCAACAATAACTATTACTGGTGGGGGTGCTAGCACTAATGCTACAGCCGTGGCAACTGTTACAAATGGTTACATCACTGCTATAACAATAACCAACGGTGGTTATGGATATTCAAGCGTTCCAACTGTTACAGCAAGTTATGGTAGTGCTACATTTACCGCTGTTCTAACATCAACAACAGTGTTCACAGGCACTATTGCTTCACAAAGTGAAAATACGCAGGTAACAGTATCTTATCCAGTGTCAACAGGCACAGCAAGTGGTAATATTACTGGTACAATTAGTGCTGTTTCTAATCCAAACATAACTGTGAATTCAACTACTGGGTTAGTTGCCGGTAATCAAATTGTATTTACTACACCTAACAATTCTTCAGCAGTTGGCAACTTAGTGTCAGGTACACCGTACTATATCCTAAGTGTTAATTCAGGTGCCGGTACTATTCAAATTAGTAGCTCACAATTTGGTTCTGTGTTTAATCCAGGATCTACAACAGGTATTATGAACTGGAGTGCTACTACTTGGACGTTTGGAACACAGCTGACAGTTACAGGTACTCCAACAAAATCTGGTTCAGGTACTAGCACATACAGTGTAGTATTTGCCTTAACTAGCGGTACTGGTGTAACTGGCGCATACTATCAAGTATATGGAAACGCTAATCCAATGTATAATGGTACATTCTATTGTACAGCTGGTAGTAGTAGTTCAGTTACACTGACATATCCTAGCGATCCAGGCACATGGTTATCTAGTTCAACGACCTATGTTGCTAGAGTAATCACAACTAGTTCAAGTCAAACATTAGGTATTAGTAAACCATTTAGTAGTCAAGTAACTGGAGCACTAAAAATTGGATATCCAAGCGGTGGTGCTGCACAGATTATCACTAACATCAGTACTTGTCGAGCAACTGGTCATGACTTTAATCAAATTGGTACTGGTGGATATAACACCAGTAACTATCCAAATACTATTTTTGGACCTCCATCATTACCTGTTACTCCGGCTAACCAAGTCAAAGAAGAAACAGTAGGTCGTGTATTCTATGCGTCAACTGACGAAAATGGTATTTTCCGTGTTGGTAAGTTCTTTACAGTTGACCAAGGTACTGGTACTGTTTCATTTGCCGCAAGTATCGCATTAAGTAACTTATCAGGTCTAGGCTTTAAGAAAGGTGTTGTAATCAGTGAGTTCTCAACAGACTCAACTATGCAAGAAAATGCTACTGACATTGTGCCGGTACAGTCTGCTATTCGTAGTTTTGTTGATGATCGTTTAGGATTAACCTATGCCGGTGCTCCTGTACCAACAGGCAACTTAATTGGTCCAGGTTATATGCCATTGAACGGTGTGTTGGCGATGAAGTCAAACATGAATCTAGGCGGTTACAATATCAATAACGTAGCAACTCCGTTGTTAGGTAATGATGCTGTTAATAAAGTTTATGTTGACCAAACAGCGTTCTTAAGCTCACAGAAAGACGTTAGCGTAACTAATCCTGTAGCTGGAAATATTTTAATTTATGATACTACTACTGGAACTGCTACTGCTACTCAAGGTGGAACTAACTTAATAACATTAAGCACTACAACAAACTTAACTGTAGGCGATTTAATTTTATTCTCAGGAACACCATTTGGCAGTCTATCAACTGCTACATCAACAGCTAGCGTAATCTCAGGTTTACCTATTACTATTACATCGTTTAATAATACATCAGGTACTGGGCCATATTTGGTAACATTTAATATTCCAACACAGGTAAATGTACCATCTACAACAACGCAGTATGTTGTATCAGGTAATAGCAATAATAACTATAACGGAACCTGGACTGCGACTAGTTCAAGTAGCACTAGTATCACTTTAAGCTATCCTAGTGATCCAGGATTATATGGTTCTGGTACTACTACCGTAACTGGCGTTACTGGAAACGTATTGACTGTAGGTGGAACAATTACCGGATCATTTGCTATTGGTATGATCTTAAGTGGTACAGGACTTACTTACGGAACATATATTACTGGTAGTACTGGTGTAGCAAACAGCTATTACATCAGTAATAATCAGTCAGTTTCTGCACAAACAATTAATGGCTCAACTCCATACTATATCACTGCTGTAAATACTAACACTATTTCAGTCAGTACATCAGTAGGAGGAACACCATCTGTACTTACTACAGCGACAGGATCATTAACATTTAATTCAAATCGCTGGAGAAACATACAGATTCCACAAGGCACTGGTAACATAGCAATAACTGGCGCTAGCGGAACAGGATCTGTGGCAACTATAACATTTAGCCCACCGGGAGGTGTTCCATTCAGCATCGGTCAAACAATTATAGTTAATAATTGTGTGCCAGTTGGTTATAACGGTATCTATACTGTTACTGCTGCCGGTACTGGTTCAGTAAGCTATGCTTCTTCAGCAACTGGTTCATTAACACAGAACGGTACAGTTATTGGAAATACTATTAACTTTAGCTACAATGCTAGTGCTAATACACTAACAACAGCAATTAATAGTGGTTCAATCGTTGACTCAATGGTTAATACCAATGCGGCTATCCAACAAAGTAAGATTAATTTCCAATCAGCAAACACAGCAAGTTCAGCACAGTCTTCTTTTGTACAAAGCACACTAGGTCTTGCGCAATTTAACAATACAGTGTTTACATCAACATATGGTTGGATTGATTTAGCAAATTCAACATCAACATCAACTGGTGTTAACTTAAATAAAATTGCCTATATCAATGCTGGTACAGTACTAGGTAATAAGACCGGTGTATCAAATAATGGTGCGGCTACTAGCCCAAGTGCTATTAGTTTTGGTGATATTGTAACTAACGGAAATGCTGTAACCAATGTTCCATTTGCTGGATCAACTGGATTAATGACTGTTACAGCAAACGGCAACAGTACATTTAATGGTGTTACAAATACTGGTGGTACTAATAGTTATGGTGTAACACCAGTAAGTACTGTACACGGTAACGGTGTTGTACCAATATCAGATGGTAGTGGTAACGTTGACGTTACAGCATTAAAGATCAATGGTAACATTGCTATATCATCAACAGGTTCAACAAGTATAAACTTTAGTACACCAGGTGGCTTCCAATTTATGACTGCTACTGGAACCGGTGGTAATGGTACTATTACACTTAATTCCGGAATGCTACTTGATACAACCGGTGGTAGTGTATTTGTTAATAAGATCATTGCTGGTGGTACAAGCCACGTTAGCGATACATCAGGTACAGCACAGTTCCAAGGTCAATTTAGTCTAGTTAGCGGATCAACTATGGTTGCTACTTACTCAGCTGACTTAGCAGAATACTACGAAGGTGATGCTGAATACGAAATTGGTACTGTAGTTATATTTGGCGGTGATAAAGAAATCACAGTCACAAACCAATTAAATGATACACGCCTAGCTGGTGTTGTTGGTAGTAAAGACAAAGCCGCATATGTGATGTATGACGACTGTCCAGGACTTAAAAATCTAATTGCTCTTGCAGGTCGTGTACCATGTAAGGTAGTTGGTCGTGTTAAGAAAGGTGACATGTTAACAACAAGTAGTACACCGGGATATGCTGTTAAAGCATTAAATCCAACACTAGGTAGTATTATTGGTAAAGCATTACAAGACAAAGACTACGGCGAAGCCGGAATAATTGAAGTAGCAGTAGGGAGAAATTAATAATGGCATTTCAACAAATCAATATAGGAACTACTGCCAATGATGGCGCAGGAGATCCATTACGCAATGCATTTAATAAAATCAATCAAAATTTTATTGAATTGTATACTGGATTACCTGCTCTAGGTATTGGCGCAACTCCACCTATTACACCTGTACAAGGACAACAATGGTGGGATACTCAAGATGGTAATAGTTATATCTATTACAATGGCAATTGGGTTCCAAGTACTAGTACAGTATCGTTACAAAGTAATAATGTTCGAAGTGCTGTTGGTAACACACTTAGTATTAACTTTGCCCAAGACGGAATTATAACTTTAGCCTTATCCGGAGCACTCAGTGTTTCGTTTGTCAATTATACACCAGGCATTAAAGTTTGTGTAGTATTATCAACAACCTCAACCGGGCAAGTAGTAACTCACGGACTTCCCGGAGCCCAAGCATCAAACGGTTCTACTACAGTTGCAGCTAGCGTTGTTCCAAGTACTTTGATATTAGAATATATTTGCACAGGAACTAACCTTGCTAGCGTATTTGTTAAAGTTTAATTAAGAGTAAATATACTAAAGAGAGCGAAAAATGACAACATTAACACTTCCAGTACAGTTAGGACAATACGCAAATGATGGTACCGGTGACGATTTACGCACCGCATTTCAGCGAGTAAACAACAGTTTTGCCGCCCTAACTAGTTCAATCGCAGTCAATGGTGGTACAAATTTAGGTACAGGTACTGGTATATATGCTGATAAAAATTCTACTAATTTAGAATTTAAAACATTAACTAGTACTGGCAGTACTGTTACCATTACTGCTAGTCCAACTACAGTAAATTTAGAAGCAATTACACATATACAAAGTGATACAAACCCTACACTTGGTGGTAATTTAAATTTAAATAACTATCATATATCCGGTGGTGATACAGAAACAACGGTATACAATATTGATATCAAATTACTTAATTCATTAATTGGTATACTTGTAAAAGAAGATTATTTAATCGTAGACATGGGATCATTTATTAATCCAATTGGAATTAAGAAAGATAGCAATGGAAATGTAATTGGCGGCGATACTAAAGGATATAATTTAGATTTTGGTGGATTTGTTTCTCCAATAGCTAACTTGTGCGATTTTGGTACTTTTGTGTAACCAAGGAGTAGTATGTTATTAAACGTATGGACACAACCATCGGGATATCAATTTACCGTTACTACTACAACAACGGCTATTATCACCGGTCATATTGATAATTATACCTTAACAGTTAATTCATTAATTTCGGGATCTATCGCCGTGGGGATGTCAATAACTGGATTAGGAAGTAATCCTATGAATGGTATTACTATTGTCAGTGGTAGCGGTAATACATGGCAACTGAATTCTTCATATTGTGGTCCGCAAACAATAACTACACAATCGCTGACATTAACTTCAATCTTAACAGGGCAACCGTTTCCAGAACAACAACCTATTGATCTAGCGTTACCTGTACAAAATGATACTGGAGTTACATACAGTGTGATTTCAGGAGCATTACCCGGTGGATTA